TCCACCGTATACGAGAGCAGGAAAGGAACGAGGATGGCGGCTGGACTATGAGCTTCCCACAGGAGAAAAAGCAGATTTTGGCTCATGCCTTCGACATAGCCCGCGAGCAAGGAAAGCTCAACTGGGGCTATGTCAACGGTATTTACCAGGTCTGGAGCCGCAACGGGTACAAGACCCTGAACGAGATCGAAGAGAGCGAATACCGGCGGGAAGATCGCAAGAATGGACATTGGGGTGGAGATCATGAAAAAGCGTAACAAGAAGCTCACTGAGCTGCTGGAGCAGCGGCGGGCACTCTGCGACAAAATGACGCACGGTGTACCCGGATGCTCCACCGACTGCAAGCTCTTCGCATTGCGGGCGACCGCGAGGGCCTGCCGAGACAGCGTGTTGGAAGACCCGGCGCGAGCCTCTGAGCTGATGCAGACACACTTCGAGGAAAGGAGGCGAGGCCATGCCTAAGTACAGAGTGATCGTCGAGTGCCGGAATGAAGGCGGCACCGACATCCATTGCTGGAGCGGCATCGAGGCTCCGAATGGAGCTGAGGCAGAACATCTGGCCGTCCAACGGGCGGCCCGGTATTACCCGGAGTTCGACGAGTTCGAGCCCGTGAGAACGGAGGTGCAGAGATGATCGAAGGCGTGGTTTCGGTTTCCGGGCTCGTGGCCGAGCCGATGAAGAGTGAGCTTGACAAATGGTTCAGGGTGCGTGAGCTGACTCTGGCAATGTGCAACGCACTTCCTGGCTACGGCACCCTGGGCCGCAAGGGAGCAAACAAAATCTACGATCACGTCAAGGCGAAGATCGCAGAACAGATGGAGGCTGCAAGCAATGAGCAAACCTGAATTTTATCGCACGGAGACCGGTGTTGGCTACATCAAGCTGACGTGGCTTGATCTCGTCCGCTATTCCGGCATGATGGCTCCGATCTGTGACTTCTGTGCATCCGCGCTGACCGGAGAGCAGGACGTCACTCTGGTTCCTGCGATCAATCAGGCACTTTGCCCGAAATGCGCGGAGAAGTATCTCAAGACGGCAAGACCGTACCCGGAGGATGCGCCCATCGTCCGGCGGCGTGAGGCGTTCTACATGAACTTCTATGATCTGCACCATGTTCGGGAGGCTCCGAAAATGGGCAAGAACGGAGGCGAAAAGGATGGCTAAATTCTACCAGATGCTTTACAAGTGCCGTCTGTGCGGGCAGGTCTTCGTCAACTGCGGCACGGTCAGTGAAAAGGTCGCGGAGCAATCCACGCTGAATGAGGTTTTGCGAGCAAACGGGATGTCTCCGATGTGGAAAGAGAACGACGCGCTCACCATGTATGAAATGCACAGCTGCGCAGATGGTAGCTATGGCGTTTCGGACTTTATCGGGAGCAGGAAGGTGGATGAAAATGGCTGAGGAAAATAAAATAATCCGGTTGGCCGATGTCGGCGAGCTGGAGGCTGATCTGAAAAAAGACCTGGCCGAAGAAGAGGCCAAAGGGAAGACTGCGGACATCCTGTATTGCGAGAGCATCAGCGACGAGCTGTCCGATCTGGGCAATCTGCCCACCATTGACCCGAAGACGCTGCGGCCGGTGGCGCACTGGGAAGAAATTCCCGGCTCCTATGAGGTCTGTGCCGGGGAAAGCGGCTCGTGGTCTGTGCCTGCAACGCGCTGTGCGAACCCGGAATGTGGCGAGGTGAACCCGTGCGGCCTCAAAACGCCGTTTTGCCCGATGTGTGGATTCAGGATGGAGGATGTGCCCTATGACGGATAAGCGGCTGATCGACGCCACGGAAGTTGAGCGTGTGTTTAACCAGTGGCTCAGCGAGGCAGACAGCCTTGCAGAACGGGAGGCGATCGAGTGCTGCATTGCGCACATCCACGATACACCTGCCGTTGACCCCGAAAGCCTGCGCGGGCACGCAAGGTGGGTGAAGGACGAAAACGTGAAGATCATCACCGTGGACGCCTACGGCAACACGTTCGAGTCCCCGGCGGTTTATTGCGAGAATTGCAATACTGCGCTTTCCGAAGCGGACTTCAATGGCCGCGTTTGGAACTACTGCCCCGTATGCGGGTTCATCATGGAGGACGCGACGAATGAGTAAAGAACTTGTGCTGATCTGCAATGAGGACGGTAAGTGGCAGGCATACGAGAGCGACTACAGCGTTGTGATCGTCTGTGCGAACCAGGAGGAGCAGGACAGGGCGTGCGAGATTCTGAGCAAGATCGGAACAGACGACGATCTCCGGGACGCGATCTTTACAAGCCCTGCTGCTATTGCGGCCAAGCTGAAAGCCTACTGCGAGTCCAAAGACCAAAATTGCGGTGGATGTGCATTTGATAAATCCGGGCGTTGCGCCTTGCGCAATCCGCCGCCCGAATGGGAGATCGAGGAGGTACAGCCGAATGGATGAAGAAATGACCGGCCTTTTCAGGTGCCGCAACTGCGGAGCTGTCTTCGAGGAAAAGGTGGATGTGGCACGGTCTGTTGAACGGGCCATCAAAGATATGGTCGAGCCTCTCGGAGGAGATGACATCACGCCCGCGTTCAGTAAGACACACCTTCCTGAGCGGTTTATTATCCACTGGTGCAAAAGGGACAGGGCCTGCATCTGCGACCTCATCGGATGGAAGGTTGGAGAGGAGGCGCAGGACGATGGCTAAGGCAAGACCAATCGACGCTGTGGCCCTCTACGAGCAAATTGCGGCCGAGGTGAGCTCGATGCTCAAACAGCCGCCTGGTATCATCGTTTCCAAGATCATGGCAATGGTTTTGCAGGCCCCGACGATTGGCAGTTCGGAGGTCAAGGAGGATATGCCGGACGACAGGTTCGACGCGCTCGCCGCTCCCTGGGCCCGGAAAATCCGGGCGGCTTTCCCGGCGGCGTTCGTCAATATGTACAACGAGCTAATCCTGATCCCGAAGGCCAACACGTACATTATGCTGAATCAGGTACGCGACGAGCAGGACTTCAAGGCGGCTGTCCTGGAGGACTGCTCCAGGAACGCGTTCAAGGGATGCTCCGGCAAGCTCCGGGACGAACACCTGGACGGCATAAACAAGCTGCTGGACACAAAGTTCACGAAGGCCGACATGGAGCTGATCTACACCTACCTGGGCAACGGCATCCAGCACGACCTCTGCCTGCGGTTCGTGGCGAGCGGCTACGATCTCGAAGTTCTCCGGGAGTACGAGAAGAAGCAGGAGGTTGGGAGCGATGGTAAAATCTAACCCCTGGGAAAACGATATGATGGACACCATGTGGGCCTTCATGCAGATGGGCGGGCTCAAAGCCAACTACCCGGCGTTGAAGGAAGCCTGCATGGAGCTTCGTCAGATGTTGATTCAGAAGACCGCTGGCCAGCGGAAGGACAAGCCGAAAGACCTGTCCTGGGACAATCTGGAGCGCGTCAAGGTGACGATCATCTGTGAGGCTATGGCTCTGGTTCTCTCCGGCGAGTACGAGGAGGCGGGAACATGATCGAGTTTATCTTTTTCAAAATCGTTGTGCCGGTGGCCGCTGCTGTGATCTGCGGTTTGCTGGTCTGGTTTGTGATCGACTGCCTGGAGGCGTCGAGCTGGGCGGAGGAGGACGTCAAAATGCCTGGGTTTCATGTGAGTGCTGGGATTGGCGGCATTTATGCCGGCATCACCAACAGCAAGGGCGAATGGAAAGACAGAGATCGCGTTACCACCGAGGCGGTCGAGGCTGTCCGCGACTATTTCCTGGCAATCCGGGAAATCGACGGCGTGAACAGCATGGAGTACAAGTGGACAAGCGCGGATGGCAGCGAGGTCACGCTGACACTGAGAAAGACCGTGCCGGAGAACAGAGGTCCAAATGCCGAGTGAGAATAAGCCTCGCATCTGCACGATCTTTTACTGCGATCGGCGTCGGAAGAGCGTCTGCTGTTCCGACTGCGGGTTTCGTCGGCGGGGTTGCTACAACAGTTGCAAGAATGACCCTGCCAAATGTGGGTTATGTAAGGCCCCTGATCTGGAGGGCACGGAGGAAAAGAAATGAGCGATGGCGTCATTTTCAATGTACCGGCCCGCCGCTGCAAGAGGTGCGGCGGAATCCTGACAAGCGAACAGGGCTTGCGGGATGGGTACGGGCCCTGCTGCTTGAAGAAGATGCGGGAGGAAGAGGAATACCGGCAGTTCATGGAGAAGCAGTACAGCCTCTTCGACATGGCAGCCGAGGCAGAAGCCGCCCAGACCCCCGCAAAAGAGAAGTTTGCCGTTCAGCCCGCGGCTGACATCTTCCGGGACTCGGAAGACAGCGCGGAAGCGGCAGGAAAGGAAACTAACCATGAATCTGCACAAGAGTAAGATCGAGTGGTGTACTCACACCTGGAACCCGGTGACGGGCTGCCGGAACGGATGCAGCTATTGTTATGCCCGCCGGTTCATCGACCGCTTTGCACCGCACCCGTGCGAGTGGCCCGACGAGCAGTTGAGCGAGGCGGAGGGCGCGGCAGGATGTTTCGTGTCCGAGAAGCCGGTGAAGCTGCTGGACGAGTCCGGCAAGTACATTCGGAGCACGCCCTACCCGATGGGCTTCCTGCCTACGTTCCACCGCTACATGATGGACTACCCGCGGAAGCGGTTGATTCCGTCTGTGGTGTTCGTGTGCAGCATGGCCGATCTGTTCGGCGACTGGGTGCCGGACGAGTGGATCTCCGAAGTGCTGGAGGCTTGCAAAGAGGCCCCGCAGCACGCCTACCTGTTCTTGACA